CCGTTATGGGAAAAGGTCGCTGTTTTTGTAGGCGTTCCGTTTCCAGTTACAATCTGTACTGCGGAATTAGCGTTAGAGCGCGGGATAAGAACCATATCACCTGAAGTAGAACCCATTCCACCTGATGTGTGCGTTCCAATATAACAATCAGTACTGCTAGAGATACTTGCGTTATTTAATCCTATTTTTACACCTAATCCACCAGAACTGCTATGAGCCAACGTTCCGTTAATAGTGGTATTCCCATTTAAAGCACTAACGCCATCAACAGTAAGCCCATCGGCTGTCACTGTGCCTAAGATATCAGTACCAAAAGTTCTTACTCTTACAGCTTGCTGTCCTCCTACAAAAAATCTAAGGTCATCTGAAGCCGACTCTTGAATGTAAGTATTACTGCCTCCGTCTAAATAAATTCTATCTGTAGCGTCTACTTTAATTTCATCGGCTGTCAGAACCCCAGTGATATCGGCTCCACTGGCTGTGGTTGCGATTTTGGGGGAGCCGTCGTGATACAGCTTAACGTCACTGTCATCATTGAATACTGCAAATGCCTCGTTAAACCCTCTGTCAGCAATAACAATTCGATTATCTGATTCAATGCGAATATCAGAGGCGGCGTTCCCTGCTTTAAGTAAAGCTGTGCTTCCATTGCTAAAAATTTCTAAGTCATCACTCGCACCAAACTGTGCCTTGACGTTATCGCCAAGATTTAGGTTGCCTGTCATCGTATCTCCAGCAATGGAGACGGATTCTGTGTCGGCTTGAGTGCTTAAATCATTTAGTGCAGCAGCAGTTACACGGAGTGAAAACTCCGCGCCAGAGGAATGGCTTATTGCAGTCGTGCTGTCCTGCCCCCTTACAACTGTAAAGGTCGTTCCCGAGATGGCTGTTACCTTGACAATCTCCGAGCCCGTGCCCGTTCCGATTGTTGCATAGAAATAATCACTGCCTCCCAACGTAGGGAAGAGTGAAGCGCTGGTAACACTGAGAGACGTTGCTGTATCAGAAACGCCACTAGCCAGCGTAGTGCTAGCTAGGTTCGAGAACTTAATCGCCATTTATGGCTCCTAGCTAGCTGTAATTGTCCACGTAATACTTAAACTGTCTGTACTTGCCTTGTTAATAATCGAAAAGACAGTTCTGCAAAGCATCGTACCGCTTGAAGATGCATTAAAGATTGCAGCCTCAACAACACCAGCCGAAGAGGAAGGAGTTCCTGCGGGGAACGTGGCGACATAAACAATGTCATTGTTTGTAGCTGTAGTGCTAGCAAGTGCGACTCGCGCAACTTCTGAGCCCAGTGTAGTATTACCTACAGCTGCTGCTGTGTTGTCTGTACCGATAGCCATGTGCGACATAACGGTAGCTGACGTTCCAGCCATACGAGATGCAACAAAGGTCTTACCTGTAGTAACAACCAAGTTGGGAATTTCTTGAGTTTCTTTTGTGGTGCCGTCTGCTGCTATTAAGTTAACAGTCAAGCGCCCCTTTAAATTTAGATCATCAACGATCATGGTAGGTCTCCGAATTAATCAGCATTCAATATCTTACTGCCGTGTATTTTTAAATAACGGCAATACTGAACTGTCGAACTTTCCTATCCATGAAGACAGCGTAACTGCGTCATGTAGCTAAGGTACTGATATGACAGACTCCGACGCAGGAAAAAGTCAGTGGTTTCACAATACATTATAGTGGTTGAAACAGTATTTGACAAAGCAAATAAATCCTGTTTACACCTAGAAGCTAGCCTGCGTTAAGAACCATGTTGCCGACTAACGTTCTGTTTAATAAAGCGTGCGTTACAATATGGTCAAACGCCAAACTATCAGACATACCAACCACGTTAGTTTTAACACCCTCAACATCTTTATCAATCTGAGCAAAATCATCTAACGTGTAGTAATCCTGAAGAGCGGTGCTTATAACAAAGGTAGGCGTTGCGTCTGAGAATGTAACGGTGTCGTTAGGCTCACCCGTTACTGTTACTGCGCTACCAACCTGATTAAATACAAAGTTATTTGGCTGTCTTGTTACTGTTAACTGATCCAGCAAGATGGCTGGTTCTGATACACCCTTACCTACTATAAATGTTTGTGACTCTGTAAATGATTGAGAGTCAAAGGCACCTTTGTTGGGGTGGGTAGATATTTGATCCGCGAAATTATAATTATCAGAAACAACTTTTCCGGCATGAGATGAAATGCTCTCAGCCATGACTACTGGGTTATTGAAGGATCGTATGAAGGTTAAGAGGGTATCGACGTTTTCACTAAAAGCGAAAGAGTCGATAGAAGTCTTACCCACAGTAACTGCATGAGACTCAGTTAAGGAGTAGGGGTCTGATACGTTCTTTCCCGCTTGTGTTCGTGCAAAGTCAGCAAAGTTAATATTATCAGTTAAAACCTTTCCGACCGTAAACACAGGGTCAGGTGATAAGAATCCAAGCGTGTCGTTTATACCCTTATCTACGGCAAATACAGCAGAATCAGCTAATGAGTACTGATCATTAAACGTGTAAATTGTTCTTTCGGCATTGACATGTACGTCGTGGAGATACAGGTTTTTCCAATTTGCTACAGCAGTTAACTTAGAAAAAGATATCTGATTACCTAATTCAGGAACTAACGACGCATCTAAGCTCAGCTTCCGGTGAGAAACTGTAGCTTGGATGGTTTTAAAGGATACTGTAGCCTTAATAGCCATAAGCTATTAACCGAACTGTGATCGAACTTTAAACTTAATCAAATCCAAAACAGTCTGAGTTCTAGAAGCCGAGTCTGTAAATTCAATCTCACCCTCTAAAACACCGCTACTATCTAAAGTGTCTGAGTCAAAAAGGAATGTTACCTTGCCTGCTGTAGGGTTGGTAATAGTACCAAGTAGGGTGTCCACCAAAGCAGTCTGCCCAACAACGCGGACTCTCATTCGAACAGATCCACCAGTCAAATCAAGAGCTGCAAACGTAGCGGGATCATCAACATCAAGTACAGCTCCAGCAACAGCAGTGTTGCTATCTTTTAAAGTGATCTCAATCTCCGGCAGCTGGTCTCCCTGAACTAGATTGATAGTAGTTAAATATGCCATCAGATAAATGCCCTCGGTTTACAGGTTAAAGAACCACCGCTAAATCCATACTTCACCTGACGTATTACTCGACCAACGCTTCTCTCAAATAGCTGCTTGTTATTACCAGCAGCGTTAGGGTTGGACCAAGGCTGACCTGACATCATCTGTAGCCGATACAATGCACCGTGAGCAATCGCTTCTCTATGCTCCTTACCTACACTGTCAGGAATACTTGTGCTTGTTGATGTCGGTTTAACTGAATACAAAACTCTGAATGAATCAGACTCAGCAGGAATTGGCGCTAAATAGAAGTCAGAGTTGTCACGCTGTGCGTAATAAGCAGGCGTTCCTGTTGTGTTTTCATCGCCCAAACGAAGCAGTAATTGGCTGTAGCTAATAGGATTCAAAGCAGTCTTGTCATTAAAAACGTCAAGAATGTGATTTAACTCTGTGCCTGTAGGTAGAGATACAGCATATTCGTTCAGTCCAGCAATTACTGTAATGAACTCGGGCTCTGGTATGTAGATGTCAGTTCTAGCACAAAAGTCTATTGCCGAATCTCTTACCGACCTCTCAATAAGAAAGTCAGGAGCGCCCTGCGCCTCGGGTCGAACGTACAGAGAAAAATCAGAATACTTCATTAGCCATTACCCATCAGTGCAGGTACTGGCGTGGTTGCGCTATCCGCTTGAGTCTTAACGCCTAAGGCATTAGCAAAGCTTTGATAGTGCATCATTGCCCTTTGAGCATTACCGGCAAACTCAGAATCTTTCTGATATGAGCGATACAATACATAATCTAATATACAGTTTGAATAAACGTCATCCAAGCTAATTACGGTAGTGTCTGTATCGAAGTTCGATATAGAAATTTCTGCCGGAGCAGAACTGTACACAACTTCCAAGCTGTGAGTTCCGCTAGCACCCTTAGGGTAAACGTAAAAATTCTTTGGGTCGGCGGGATCGTACACATAGTGCTCAATCTTATTTGTTCCAGCAGTTGTTTCATGCCAGTTGGGTAAAGTCTCGTCAAGTATTCTTCTCTCTACTTGAGTAACTGCTCTACCGCCAACGTTTCTAACCACTTCGATCAAACGCAAAGCTTGCGTGGGAAGTGTTTGTTTACTGCCTGTTGCACACGCAAACGTAGTGTTAACCATTGTTGCGTCTGGACGATGCAGTACAACTTCTTTCTGTGCATCGTTAAAGAACTTTAAAAGCTCTGAGTTTGGAAACCGGACATTCGTATTATCCTGAAGAATAATTGCAGCCCGATCTAAAATGTCTATTACCTTAGTTGTCGCCATTATCGGTCTCCCATTCGATTACTTGTAAATCGGGGTTGTTTTTAAAAATCGGGTTGTAGTCAAACTCGTTACCAGTGATAACATTTTTGACCCGCTTCGGGATAAGCTCTTCAGCCTTTTTTGGAGGGTTAGCTTTATCTTTAGCTAATCTCTGCACCTGATCTTCTAGCTGATCAAGGGTTAGCCTTCTGTCTAAATTGACGTTGAAGTCTTCCTTCGCCTGAATGAATATCTCGTCTTTTTTTGTCTTTGCTTTCTTGGTCATAAGTGTCTCGCTAAAAAGGGGGAGGAAAACCTCCCCCGATCATTAGTCGATCTTAGGTCCACTTACCAACGCAAAGTGCGTCAGGAGTAACAACCTTAGAACCGTACACCTTCAAACCACGTACCTGATCGCCAAAAGTGCTTTCCATGCGAACAGTTTCAGTGTTAGTGAACTGTGACGCGAAAGAGAGAGCTTTCGGGTGACCAGCTAGAACGTGAGTGTAGCCTGAGTCAGCACCAGATGCTGCGGTGTAAACCATGTTGCTTTGGAATACCTTGAAACGGTCAACCATTCCAACCAATCCGTTACGGAGAGGAGAAGTAGCATCGCCAGTCAAGTACGCTTGACGCAACTCAGACTGCTTGAGCATAGAGATGAACTCAGGAGAAAGAACGATGAATCGACCTTCTTCTGGAATGTTCAACTCATCAAGAGTCTTAGAAAGAACCAAGATGTTTTCCAAAATGTTGGAAGACGTGATAGTCGTCTGGGCACCGATAGTAGTAGCACCAGTGACAGCGCTAGACAATACGTCAGTCTCAACTGCAATACGCATACCTTCAGAAGCATCAGTAGATGCAGCTTCTAGCATGTTAATGTCAGCTTGAGCAGCCAACACATCATCAACTTTAAAGCTGTAGTACTTAGCCTTATCAACAAGCATTTCTACTTTAGCAGTAGTCAGCTCTTGAGTTGTGATAGTGCCAGCGTAGTCATTAATAGTTACAGCCGGAACTGTACGGATAACAACTTTGTCGCCTTGCCCAGAGATTTCACCTTCATAGTCGGTGTTTGAAATTTCGGGTAAAATTGATTTGCTGTAGAACTTAGCCTGAAGGAGTTTGGAAAACACCTCTGGGATAAAGTTTACTTCAGATGTAGCACCCGTTGAAAATTGTGAAAAAGACATTTTATTACCTCACAAGAGATTAGCGGCGTATCGATCCACTTTCCATCGCTTTGAGTATTTCTGTTTGATGCTTTTCAAACACTTGGTTTGGCATCCTCATAATCTCATCGACAGTCCAGTATTTCTTATCGCCTTTAATTTGTGACTTTCGAGCTTTGGGCATTTTAGGTTCTGCAACCGTCTTTGCTCGCTCGAGAGCCTGCTCTTGCAGCGTGGGAGCTGATACGCCCATATCCGCCTTAAACTTCGAAAGAACAGTGTTTACATCATTAGACGAACCTTCTTGAATCCAAGTCTTCGTCTGAGCGTCTGCATCTTCTAACCAGTTCAACCAATCAGCAGAGTCCACAATGGAATCTACGTCAGGGTGTACAGATCGAATCCGCTCGAAGTGCTCAGCATGTGCCTGCGCTTCTAACGCCTGATATTTACTTTGTTCCTGCTCAGCTAAAGCTTCCTTAGCCTTACCAACTTCATCTTGCGTCCGCTTAAGTTCATCAAGCAAAGGTCCAGCTAGATCAGGATAATCTTCCCGAATCTGTGCCAGCTTGCTGTCATCCCTTGAAACTTCTACAAGTTGACTCTTCAACTCCGTAACACTTTTGATCAGGTCGGCGTTATGCCGCTTCAAGTCAGCCGCTTCTTGAGTTGCTTTCGTCATTCTCGCCTGTGCGCCTTTCATTGCTTTCTCGGCTTTTTGCAAAGCCAACCTCAGTTCCGAGTCCTCGCTGCGTTCTGACTCTTCTACTGCGTCCTCATCCGCTTGAATTTCAACCTTGTCCGTGGGATCGGGGGCTTCTACTTGCAACGCCTCGGGTTCTTCTGAGGTATCCTCTTGAGGTTGATCTGCCTCTGGGGTCTCAGTCTTACCTTTAGTCATTTGTTCGAACAATTCTTTCGCTTCAGCTTCCAGTCGCGCTGGGTCATTTCTCTTTGACATCATTAATTTCCTTCGAGTCCCACAATGGGATATTCGTTAGTCTATTGCGGATATCCTTTTAGGGGTCCGCGCTTTGTCTAGAACGGCTTTTGCCGCGTCTTCAAGTTCAAGCATAAAACGCAGCTCTAATAGCCTGCCTTGCTCGAACCTAAAATTTGTCTCGTCTGCTCTTTCTAATGCTGATTGGGCACTATCAAATCGGGCTTTAATTAAGTCCCGAAGGAGATCCCATTCCGGCATTGCCTTGAGCCGCAGGATCGCCTGCGATTGCTGCCTGTTGCATTTGAGCTTGGAGTAATTGTTGTTGTTGCTGCTGTTCAAGAGCTACTTGCTCCTCAGTCTTAATAATTTCGTCGGGGTCAATATCCATGCTTTGAGCAATGTCTCGAAGAAGCTGTGTGCGCTTAACAACGCCACTTTGATCTTCCCCAACAATTGACAAGAACTGAAGTAAACGCTGACTCTGTATCTCTTTCTGAACTAGAGAGGTACTGCCGCGTGCAACAATTCGCAAGTCACCCTTTGACTTCTCGTTAGTTCCAAACTCCATATTGAAGTGGAATAGAGCCTCAATCATTGGCTCAATCAAGAAGTCATCAATATTTTTAATTGTGCTTTTAAGTGCAATGTTTGCTGCACCCATAAGCATGGACATACCTGTTGCTGTTTTATTTAGACCTTGTGTCTGCTCACCATGTGTATAGCTAGGCAGGCTAGTAGTCTCATCCGCAAATCGTCGGAATATCTCTACAATCTGGTTCAGTCCATTAGCGTTCGCTACTGGCTGATACCATCTAACAGCAGGCATAGAACCGTCTCCACCCTCACGCAAGAATACTCGCCAAGGGTGGATGTCTGTCGGGTCTTCTCCTGCTGCAAGCAAGTCTGTATTTACCTCAACCATAGGACCAGAAGACAAAGCCATATTGTCTAACCAGATTCTTGTTGCGGTATTCATAGTTCCTTGAGAGTCACGCATCATACGAGGTACGCCTGTACCCCAGAACTGGTGGGGGCTGCGCTCATACGGGAAAATATGATATGGAATTTTGTAACCAGTGATCGGGTTTAGCATTACTTTTAATACTTTCCCGTCACATACCCACACACAAGCAGAGTAATCATCAGAAAGATCTGCATCTTCCTCCAACTCTATGCCGTGCTCTTCTAGCTCGTAACCATCTACAGTGCCCCAGTACTCCATAACAACGAAGCGATTGGACTCAGAGTTCTCGTGTATACCAGCAATTCTCCGACGCGTGGTCTCATGATCTTCCTCTGTATGATTACCGTTACGGTGAATCTTAAGAAGATACTTAACCATGTCGCCATCAAACTGGGGGAGGTCAGCCAGATCACGCATTTGACGGCGCGTTAAAACGTGACGACGGAACAATCCATCGCAGTCATCTAGCGTTGTGCAATAAGGGTCGGGATATAGATCAAAGATGCTGACGCTTTCTACGTCAGGAGCAACAGTTTCAACAATGCTAAGCGCATAACCCTGCTCACCGCTCTCTGGATCAAGCATCTTAGAGTAAGACTGCTTCTTATCTATACGCACAGTACCTGCTTTTACGGCACCTGAACCAAAGATACATGCTTCTAACATGCTTTCTTTAAGCTTCATTTCTGCGTTGGTCTCTACAAGCTGGTCTTCAATGTCTATAGTCATAGACTCGGCAGCTTTTTTAGCTACCTCTTTTTCTAATTCTAAAAACTCTTCCTCTAGCTCTGCCATCCTTGCGGCTACCAAGTCCTGATTCATCATCGGATCTTGACCGCTTGCCATCATGATCTGCTCCATAGCCATCTGGCGCATTTGCATCGCCTTAAGAGGATCGATCTGAGGGATTGGGGTAGGGTCTACAGAAAAGAAAACATCGCCGTGCTGAAACAACAGGTCTATTATTCGACTGTAAGCAGCCATCACTTTTGTTCGTGTTAGCCCGACGAATACTTTTGATCGTGAACCAGACGCAGCATCTAGGCGTGCAAG